GGCAGGAGCAGGCCGATGTCTGATCTTCTCTCCTGGCTTCGCTCGACGATAGAGGGCGACAAGGCAGCAGCCGAGGCGGCGCAACCGGGCCCCTGGCACATCGGCAACGCCGTCGATCCGACCAGGACGTGCAACGTGCACACCTTCCCCGGCGCGCGTGGAGTGGCCGACGACCTGCAGTGGCTCGATGCCGAGCACATCGTGCGCCACGACCCCACGGGCACGATCGCCCGCTGCACGGCGGAGCTGGAGCTGCTAGATCTCCACAAACCACAGCAGCGCTACTGCTTCACGTGCGGCGGCTACGCCCCTTGTCTGACCCTGCGCTTGCTGGCTTCGTCTCGCCGCCACCGTCCCGGCTTCAACCCTGAGTGGGTGAGGGACTGATGCCGTACACAGGAGTCGGCATCGACGGAACATGGGTCTGCGATGAGTGCGGATGCCTGATCGCTGACGGCTGGCAGATCGAACACAACCGACAGCACCCGCACCCGTACGACCACGATCCCTACCACGACTGGGCGACAGAGCCAGCGCGGCACGACTGCGTGATGTGCCGCCTCCCCGAGTCTGCGGCTGTCCACCAGACCGCGCCGCCGCCCAGCACTCCAGCCCATGCTCATGCTGTCCAAGAGCAGGCAGACCGGGAGCGGCTGGACTTCGCGTGGCTCCACAATTGCGGCCACCTCAACCACGGCTACTGGCACGACCGGTCCGTCTGTGGCGGCTGCCGGTTCTCCGTCGAGCACGCCGACGACGTCGAGGCGCACTACCGTCTCGTGCCCGTCGAAAGGCTGCGCGACGGTCCCTAGTCCTCCGGGCGGGTATAAGGACACACCTACCGTGTGCGCCTTTGCTGGGAGCGCCCGCCCGGAACAACCCCTCACTTCGGAGACACCCTATGGACCGTGAAGCCGCCATCGTGGAGTTCTTGCGCGCCCGGCTGGCCGAGACCCCCGACACAGGGGACTCCGAGCTCCTGGAGCGCTACGACTACTGCCAGAGGATGTATTGCCCTGGCAACGAGGATCTCGGGTGGGCGATGCGCGAGTACGAGGACTACGTCTTTCCTGCGCGGATCGCTCGCTTCGCTGACCATCCGGCGCATGCCGCGCTCGTGGCGAACCGCTGGGTGGCCGAGGACTACATCGCTGCACGGGACAGCGCGGGTGCCTCCGATGCCTGAGGTCCAGCCGGTCAGGGGCGAGGACTACAGCCGGGTACCCCGCGCCCACGCCTGAACGTCGGAGGCGTCGTGGCCTGCCTGCCTCTCACGCACTCCTGGCTCCCGGTCGAGTCCTTCGGCAGGGTCATCCGCTACCGCTGCTCGAAGTGCGGCAAGACCCGCATCCGGATCAAGTAAGGGGGAGCCATGGCTACTCGCCTGTCCACCGCCGCCCGTAACGCTGCCACGAACGCTGTGGTCGACCTCCTGGACGCCGGTTCAGGCGCGGGCGTGGTCGAGATCAGGAGCGGCTCTCAGCCCGCCACAGCGCAGGACGCGGCGACAGGCACGCTGCTGGCCACCGTCACCCTGTCCGACCCGGCATTCGGCTCCTCCAGCACCGGCACAGCCTCTCTCGCTGGCGTCCCCCTGTCCGGGGCCGGCGTAGCTAACGGCACCGCTGGCTGGGCCCGCTTCAAGGACTCGGACGGCAACGTCGTCATGGACGGCTCCGTCACCGCGACCGGCGGCGGCGGACAGATCGAACTGGCCACGACCACGATCTCGACGGGCCTCACGGTCCAGATCACCTCTCTTACGTACTCGACGCCCGCCGGCTGATAGGAGCCTCGAACATGGCCGTCTACCTGACTGTCACCATGCGCCCGCCGTCCGGCCAGAGCAGCCCGCCCTACCAGATGTTCATGACGTGGCTGGCGGGCCAGGGAATCGCCCACACGCCCGGCGCCGTCCTGGTCGTCTACGACAACCCGCTGCACGGGGAACTGACCATCGACGGCGACACCCAGCAGGTCGAGCTGACCTCGCTCCCGCCAGTCCAGGGCAGCATGTAGCGTCCGGGAGGTGCTGTGGCGACCAGGCACAACACCTGCATCAACCCCTGCCTGTCCGTCGACAACGCGAACTGGGGCGGCAACGGCACCGCACCCGTGAGGACCGCCGTCACCGGCTTCGGCCGAGGGTTCGCCGCCCGCTACAGCGACGGCACCTTCGTCCGCACCGCCTACGGCGCGGCGGCGCCGGCCTCCACGTACACCGTCAGCGTCAGCTTGCGCTTCCCCGCTTTCGGCGTGTCCGGCCACATCTATATCGAGTGGCAGAACGCCTCCCATGGCGCCCTGTCGTACACGTCAGCCGACTACAGCACCACCGCAGGCGCAGTCACCAGGATCAGCGTCACAGGCGTCGCCCCAGCTAGCACAGCCTTCATCGCCGCGATCATCGACGGTGAATCGTTCTCAGGCAACAACCTCGACGTCACGATGGTGCTGGTCGAGCAGACCGCGGATCTCGACACCTACCTCGACGGCGACACCCCGGGCGCGAGCTGGGATGGCTTAGCGGGGGCGAGCGCGTCCACGTACGTCGACACCGTCACCGGGACGGGCGCCTTCACCTCGCCGCCCACCGACTTCGCGGGCGCGGCCACGCTGACCAACGCGGCCAGCGGGGCAGCAGCCCTTCCGCCTTCGGTACTGGCTGGCACAGCCGCGGCCATCGCTACGGCTACCGGGGAGATCACCACAGCGACTCCCTCTCTCGCTGGCACTGGTAGCGCCAAGGTCACAGCTACAGGCGCCTTCACGATGCCAGCCCCTGTCGTTGGGTCGACGCCTACGAACCTGTCCGCGCTCGGCGCCGTCCTCCTCAGCTCCGAACTCGGCGGCACCCTCCTCGACGTAGACGCCGCCGGGCAGCAGGCTTAGGGAGGTCCGCCATCGAACACGCGAACCTCGCCCTAGCCGAAGGCGACACGCCCCTCCGCACGTGGCAGATCACCCAGGCCGGCGCCGTCCTCAACCTGACCGGGCTGGAAGTCGTCGCCATCATCAAGGCCAACACGTCCATCGCGGACAACGCCCAAGGCGTACACGCGCTGACGGAGGGATCCGGTCTGACCGTCACTTCCCCGGCCGAGGGCAAGGTCCAGCTGTCCATCCCATCAGCGGTCACTTCCTCGCCAGGATCCTGGTGGTACAAGATCCGCGTAACGAGCGGGCCGAACACAGAGACCGCAGTCGGCGGCTGGATCCAAATCGAAGACGTGTAACCCAACGTGACAACGGTGGCGCATATATGCAGCTCGTATATGCGCACCCCGTAATCAGCGCAGGTGAGAACCCATGCCACGCAAAGCCAAGAGCGTATGCCCCACAGCCGGCTGCCCCAACGTCACAGACGGCGGCAGATGCCCCACCTGCAAGAGCCAAGCAGAACAGGCCCGCGGCACAGCAGCAGAACGCGGCTACGACAAGACATGGGCACGCACACGCAAGAAGTACCTCCGAACCCACCCACGCTGCGAGTGCGACGACCACGCCACCCTGCCGTACGAGGCACGCCCCCTCGCCACAGACGTAGACCACATCGATGGCCTAGGACCCAACGGGCCACGAGGCCACGACCCCACCAACCTCAGAGCCCTGTCGCACGCATGCCACAGCAAGCGAACAGCACGAGACCAACCAGGCGGATGGAACGCACGCTAGGCGGAAGGACAACCCATGCCAGGCAAGCGAGGCCACATAGCCAAAGGCCGGCACGACGTCTACGACGCACTCAAGCCCAAGCTAGGCAAGACAGCAGCAGCAAAGATCGCCAACGCAGGAGCGACCAAAGCAGGACGCTCAGCCATGGCCAAGAAGGCAGCACGCACCCGCAAGAGCCGAGGCCACTAGACGGGGGGTATGCCCCCCCCTCCCCAGGCGAACAGAGGACCGCGGGGGAGGTGCCTCGCAGTCCAGACCCCTGAGACCTTCCCGTACGCGCGAGAGAGGCGGTGCCCCATGACTGATCTTCCTGAGCCTCCGGCCGGCCTTGAGGAGCGCGGAGAGCGCCTGTGGCGGTCCATCCACGAGCAGCACCCCGGACTGTCCGACCCGGAGCGGGAGGTCGTCCTGGAGGCGTGCCGGGTCGCTGACAGGCTGGAGCGGCTAGACGCGATCTGCCGCGTCTCGGAGCCGGTGATCGAGACGGACAAGGGCGGGCTGATCACGCATCCGGCGTTCGCCGAGTCGAGGCAGCAGCAGAACCTTCTCAAGCAGCTCGTCGCTTCTCTGCGGCTGCCTGACCCGGCGTCGGGGAAGCGCCCGCAGACTCGGCCGGCCCGCGGTGTGCAGGCGCCGAAGGGTGCTGGGACGGTGTCGTCGCTGGAGCGGATGCGGCAGCGCGCGACGGGAGCGTAGGTCATGGGCTGGTCTGGGCCGTTGTTCCCGGGCCACGTCTGCAGCATCGGGTACGAGGTGGCGGACTGGATCACCGAGTACTGCTGCCACGGCCCTGGTGATGTGCAGGGCGAGCCGATCGACCTCGATGACGAGTGGCTTGCCTTCCTGGTGGAGGCGTACCGGCTGGATCCGCAGACGGGCCGGCGCCTGTTCGATGAGGGTGTGCTGTCGAGGCCGAAGGGCCGCGCCAAGTCAGAGCTTGCGGGGTTCGTGGGGATCGCGGAGGCGTTCGCGCCGGTCCGGTTCGACGGATGGGACGCGAACGGCCAGCCGGTCGGCAGGCCGGTGCGTTCCCCGCTGCTGAAGTGCCTTGCCACGGAAGAGTCGCAGGCGGGCAACACGTTCGAGAACATCGCGTTCATCGCCGGCCAGTGGGGGCCCGACGTTCACCCCGACGTGTACGGCGGGGTGTCGGGGATCCGGCAGTATCAGTCGGCGACCGCGCTGTACCTGCCGCACGGCGGTGAGATCCGGGCGTGCACGGCGGGGTCGGCGTCGAAGGACGGCGGCAAGGAAACGTGGGTGTGCGCGGACGAGTCCCACCTGTACGTGCTGCGTGAGCTGAAGGCGATGTACGGGACGGTCCGCAGGAACCTCGGCAAGAGGAAGCTCGCCGAGCCGTGGATGCTGCAGACCACGACGGCGTACCGGCCGGGCGAGCAGTCGATCGCTGAGGAGACGCTGACCGCGTGGCGGAAGGGCGAACTGTCGCCGTCGGTGTACGTGGATCATCGGGAGGCGAAGGGCCGTGTCGATCTCGACGATGAGGCGCACACCTTGGCGCAGCTGCGGCACGTGTATGGCGCCGCCGCAGAGTGGATGGACTTGGAGCGGATCTACCGGGAGATGCGTGACCCGCGCTCATGCCCGGACGATGCGACCGCGGCCCGCTACTACTTGAACAGGGCCATGTCGGGGCAGGACGCCTGGCTGGCGACGGACGTGTGGGAGCGGCAGGCCCGTACCGAGGTGGTGGCGCCGGGGATGGCGATCGCGCTCGGCTTCGACGGTTCGCTCCGCGATGACGCCACGGTGCTGATCGGGTCGCGGATGACGGACGGGTTTCTGTTCCCGATCGGGATCTGGGCGAAGCCCGCGGGTCCCGAAGGCTCCTGGTGGGAGGTTCCCCGCTCGGATGTGCTGGAGGCGGTGCGGGAGGCGTTCGCCCGGTACGACGTGACCCGTATGTATGCAGACCCGCACGAGTGGCGGTCGGACATCGACAAGCTGTCGGAGGAGCTCGGCGTGGAGCGGGTTCTGGCGTGGGAGACCCGCCGGGACGTGCAGATGGCCGCGGCGCTGGACCGGCTCCGCTCCGACCTGATCGGTGGGACCGTGTTCCACGACGGCGATCCCGTGGTCGCTGATCACGTGGGCAACACCTACATCCGCCGAAAGGGCGCCCACCTGCTGGTCCGTAAGGAACACGAAGGATCAGCCCGAAAGATCGACTCCGTGGTTGGGGCTGCTCTCGCCTACGAAGCACGAGCCGACGCCATCGCGGACGGCTGGGGCAAGAAGCGCCACTACCGAGCTGCTGGATTCTGACCTGAGGGGGTTTCGTGGCCCGTCGGCATGAGCCGCAATCCCCGCACTGGTGGGTGGAGCGGCTGTACAAGCAGCTAACCGACCGGCAGGACGGGCTGGACTGCTTGCAGGACTACTACTCCGGCGACCACCCCCTGCCTCACCTTCAGGAGAAGGCGCGGCGCGAATTCAAGCGGCTGCTGGCTATGTCGCGCGCCAACTACATGCAGCTGGTCGTGGACGCGGTGGTGGGCCGTCTGCAGGTCGTCGGCATCCGTATGTCGTCTACAGCGGACGAGCCGGACGAGCGGGCGTGGCGTATCTGGCAGGCCAACCGGCTGGACGCCGATTCGCGGCTGGTGTTCGCCGAGTCGGTGAAGCTGGGCACCAGTTACATGCTGGTGGATCCGCCCCGCGACGGCGACGAGGTTCCTACGGTCACTCCCGAGCATCCGTCGCAGGCGATCATCGAGTACGAGCCCGGTTCCCGGCGCCGCAAGGCCGCGGGGTTGAAGTGCTGGCTGGACGACTGGACCGGCAACATCATGGCCAACCTGTTCCTGCCCGACCGGGTGTACCCCTTCTCAGCGATCTACCGCCAAGGCCAGGTCACCGTCGACTGGCAGGCGGGGGAGCACGGCCCGAATCCGCTGGGCGAGGTGCCGCTGGTCGAGTACGCCAACCGCCCCCAGATGCTCGAACCGGGCACCAGCGAAATCGCCGGCGTGACCGACGTTCAGGACCGCATCAACAAGACTCTCGCCGACCGGCTCATGTCTCAGGAGTACGGCGCGTTCCGGCAAAAGTGGGTCACCGGCCTGGAGATTCCCGTCGACGAGAATGGCGCGCCGACGGAGCCGTTCAAGGTAGCTGTGGATCGCCTACTGGTGTCGGAGGATCCGCAGACGAAGTTCGGTGACTTCAACCCCACCGACATCAAGCCGTTCCTCGATGCGGTCCGCGACGACATCAAGGACATCGCGGCGATCACTTCGACTCCGCCGCACTACCTGCTCGGTGATCTGATCAACCTGTCTGCGGAAGCGCTGAAGGCGGCGGAGGCGGGCCTGATCTCCAAGGTGCGCGACCACATGCTGTACCTGGGAGAGTCCGTCGAGGACACCGTCCGCCTGTACATGAAGGCCGCCGGCGACAAGCGCCCGGTGGACTTCTCGTGCGAGGTCGTGTGGAAGAACCCCGAGTTCAGGACCGAAGGCGAACTGGTGTCTGCTCTCGTTCAGATGAAGACGCTCGGAGTCCCGGACGAAGCCCTGTGGGAACGGTGGGGCGCCTCGCCGCAGGAGATCGCCCGCTGGAAGAAGATCCGCGACGAGCGGGAGAAGGAAGCCGCTAACCGGCTTCTGGCCGGCGATCTGGCAGCGTTCACCGGCCCTAAGCCCGAGCAGGGTCAACTGTCCCAGACGGTAGCGCAGGAGTAGCAGGTGGCGCTGGAAGACATCGCCGCCGCCCACTACAACGCCCAGCAGCAGATCGTCCGCACCACCGCGGAGCAGGCGCAAGCCCTGTGGCGGGAGGTTCAGCCGTCGGCGGCGATCCAGCAGTGGATGGCTCTGCTGGCCAACATTGTTGAACTGCTCGTCTCCGGGCAGTTGGCCGCGGCCAGGCTGGCTATGCCGTACCTGCGGGCGACAGCTCGCGAGCAGGGCGTGTCCCGCCTGTCTGGAGTCGTCGTGCCGGAGGCGTTCGCCGGTGTGGCAGCTGATGGGCGGGACCTGACCCGGCTGCTGATGCAGCCCGCTCTCAAGACCGCGGGCCTGCTGGTGCGTGGCGCCGACGACCAGGATGCTCTCCGGTCGGGGCTGGCGTCGCTGATGCGGATCGTCACCACGGAGATCCCTGACGCCGGCCGGGCCGCGGTTGGGGCTGGGATTGTCGCCAACCGCAAGTTCGTCACCTACGTCCGCATGCTGAAGCTGCCCTCGTGCGGCAGGTGCATCGTCCTGGCCGGCAGGCAGTACGCCTGGTCGCAGGGCTTCCTGCGGCATCCGAACTGCGACTGCTACCACCTGCCCGTCGTCCATGACGGGACGGGCGACCTGCCGGGGGAGAGCCCGAAGCAGGTGTTCGCCGGCCTGACGCGCGAGCAGCAGGACCAGGCGTTCGGCCGGGACGCTGCGGAAGCGATCCGGGCGGGCGGCGACATCGGGCAGGTGGTGAACGCGCGCCGCGGCGTCTACACGGCGGGCGGGCAGGAGTTCACCACGTCGAGCACCACCCGGCGTGGGCGAGCCAAGGGCATGCAGAGGCCGACGGCCGAGCAGATCATGCGCTCCCACCGAGACAACCGGACGGCAGCCATCGAGCAGCTACGCCGGTACGGCTACATCACCTGAGACGTCCCGCAGGGCGAGAGGCCCGCGGGGATGACCGCCACGGCGAGACGCCGGGCGGCTGTTGGAAGGACAGCCTCATGGCTGACGACAACGACATCGTCGAACCCGAAGGCGTGATGCCCGAGGAACCCGTCGACGAGACGGCAGGTCTGCGCTCCGCGCTGGAGAAGGAACGCGCGGACCGGAAGGCATTCGAGAAGGACGCCAAACGCGCCAAGGCGCTGGAAGCCGAGCTCGCGAGGCTGCGCGAGTCCACACAGACCGAGGGCGAGAAGGCGATCGCCAAGGCGCGCGAGGAGGCCGCCGCGCAGGCGCGCGGCGAGGTCCTCTCAACAGTCGGGCAGCGGCTCGCGAGGGCTGAGATCAAGGCGGCGGCGGCCGGCAAGGTCGCCGATATCGACTCGATCATCGAGGACCTGAATCTCGCCAAGTTCCTCAACGAGGACAGCGAGCCCGACAGCAAGGCGATCGCCGAGGCGGTCAAGCGGTGGGCCAAGGTCGCCCCCGCAGAGAAGACGCCGCCGTTCAACGGCGGGCCTCGCAAGACCGCTGGCGAACCGACCGACATGAACAAGCTGATCCGCAACAAGGCGGGTCTGAGCTGACCTGAGACCGCACCCGGCAGGCCGCGGGGCTGCGGATCAACTAGCAGGAGGTAACCCGTGGCCTACGACAATCTGACGTCCAGGACTGACGCGACCGCGCTCATCCCTGAAGAGGTCTCCAAGGAGATGCTCGGCAAGGCGACCGAGTCGAGTGCTGTGCTGTCGCTGTTCCGTCACGTCCCGGTCGGTCGCGCCCAGGTGCGATTCCCGGTGCTCAGCGCGCTGCCGACCGCGTACTTCGTGTCGGGTGACACCGGTCTGAAGCAGACGACCGAGGTCAACTGGTCGAACAAGTACCTCAACATCGAAGAGATCGCCACGATCATGCCGGTCCCGGACAACGTCCTGGCCGACGTGGACGCCAACATCTGGGACGAGGCCATGCCTCTGCTGGTGGAGGCGTTCGGCCGGGTGCTCGACGCCGCGGTCTTCTTCGGCACCAACGCCCCCAGCTCGTGGCCGACGTACATCCACTCGGCGATCGCGTCTGCGGGCAACAACATCACCGAGGGTTCGGCGGCGACCGCGGGCGGCTTCTACGGCGACGTGGACAAGCTGTACGAGAAGGTCGAGGCCGACGGCTACGAAGTGACCGGCTTCGTCGGCGCCACCAGCGTCAAGTCGAAGCTCCGCATGGCCCGCGACAGCCAGGGCCGCAAGCTCGACGATGGCCGCATCTCCGGCAACCTGATGACCCTGGACGGCCTGCCCATCGTGTACCCGATGCGCGGCATGTTCGGCTCCAGCTCCGGCAGCCCGCGCCTGTTCGCCGGCGACTGGACGCAGTTCGTGGTCGGCGTCCGCCAGGACATCACCATGAAGATCCTCGACCAGGCGGTCATCCAGGACAACACCGGTGCGATCGTCTACAACCTCGCCCAGCAGGACATGACCGCGATCCGTCTCACCTTCCGTGTCGGCTGGCAGGTCGCCAACACCATCAACAACGACCAGCCCGTCGAAGCGAACCGGTATCCGGTCGCCGACCTCAACCTCGCCTAACGGAAGAAAGGATCAAGACTCATGGCAGACACCGCTCCTCTCGTCCGTGTCATCCAGGCCAACGTTCCCGCCGTGTCGACTGCAGGCAACGATGACGACACGGTCATCGCTCAGGCGCCGTTCGACTGCACCGTCACCGCTGTCGAGTACGTGCCCGAGGCCGGCATCACGGGTGCTGCGACGAACAACCGTACGTTCTCCCTGGTGAACAAGGGGCAGGCCGGGTCCGACTCGACCACCGTCGCGTCCCTCGCCTTCGACAGCGGCAGCGTCACCGCGACCGCCAACAACGAGAAGGCGATCACCCTGTCCGGCACCGCCGCCAACCTCAACCTGACCGCCGGCGACACGCTGCTGTGGCGGTCGGTGCACGTCGGCACCGGCATTACGGACCCGGGCGGCCTGGTCAAGGTCACCATCTCTCGGAGGTAGCAATGACCACCAGTAGCAACTCCCCGAAGAAGGACATGCCCGCCGAGACCAAGGCGGCCAAGGAGATCCAGACCGCCATGGACAAGGAGACCGAGCAGGGGTTTCGCGGCGTCGAGGTCGACGCCACCCCCAACTCGGCCTACACCGTCGCCGGCGTCGTCGCGGGTGAGCCCACCCCGGAAACCGACGTCGAACTGTCCCGCAAGCGCAGGGCCGAGCTCGAAGAGCGCGCCGGCCGCTTCTGACGGAGGGAGGTCGGCGTGGGGTTCATGGATGGTCCTCCGCTCGCCACGTCGGCCGACCTGGAGGCGTACCTGCAGCGAAGCATCGACGCCGGGCAAGCGGAGATGGCGCTGCGGCTCGCGTCCGCGGTGGTGCGCGGCTACACCGGCCAGCAGATCAGCTTCGTCGCCTCCGACGTGATGGTGTTGGAGGGCGGCGGGCCGACCGTCATCCTCCCTCAACGTCCCGTCGTGGTCGACGAGGACAACCCGATCACGGTGGTTGAGCTCGCCGAGTACGGCAGGGCAGCGCTGACGATGAGAGAGGACCTCACCTACCGCAGGTACCAGGACGAGTTGCGCCGCTACTGCGGCACCTGGTCCCCGCGGGTACAGGTCACCTATTCGCACGGCTACGCCACCGTGCCGGGTGACATCGTGGCCGCGGTCCTCGACATCGCCGGCAGGTCGCTGACGAATCCGTCCGGGCTCCGTAGCGTCACGATCGACGACTACAGCAGGACGTACGCCAGTGAGACGTTCGGCGGCGCAAGTCTGTCAGCGGCGAACAAGCTCACGCTCGCCAACTACAGGCGGGCCGCAGCGACCACGAGGCTGTCATGACCGATCTGGTGCTGGAGCAGGCCCTTGCGGAGGGCAGGCGCGAGGCGCTTGCCCTGATGCGGGACACCTGCACCGTGGAGCGGCGCGTCGGCGAGCCGGTGCTCAACGAGGAGACCGGCCAGTACGAGCAGACGTACACGACCGTCTACAGCGGACAGTGCCGGATCAAGCCCCGCTCCTCCTCCGAGACGGAGTGGGGAGAGCGTGAGGTCACCCTAGGTGAGTACGTGGCCGTGCTGCCCTGGGATGCCACACCGGCAGTTCAGCGCGAGGACCGGCTGACCGTCACCGCCTCGGACGACGCCTGGCTGATCGGCCGACACCTCGAAGTGATCGGCATCAGCCTCGCCGGGACATCCACAGCTAGGCGGCTGCTTGTGGAGGACAAGGAGGGCTGATGTCCGACATCGACGCCGGCGACCTGGACCGCCTCATCACCGTCTTCGACGGTGCCGAGAAGGATGCCGCAAGCCGCACCTATCCGGTGGTGGAGCAGCACGCCGAGGCGTTGCGCGACCTGTGGCAGAAGAACGCGCGCCGGACCTCGAAGAAGCACGGCAAGAGGTACCCGCGGACCATCACCACCGAGCAGGTGCCTACGGCGGACGCGATCGAGTGGACGGTCGGCCCAGAGTCGGCCCTGCCGCAGGGCGGGATGGGCCGCGGGTTCGAGTACGGGTCCGCCAACCAGCCGCCGCACCTCGACGGCGCCGGGGCCGCGGTCATCGAGGAGCCCAAGTTCATGAAGAGCCTCGATGAGATCGTGCGGGACCTGTTGTGACGCCACTGCCGTCCAGGCCGCTCGTGGATGCACTCCTCACCGTGTGGCGGACCGCCGTGCCGAGCACGTTGGTCATCCACGACGGTGAGGCGCTGCCGGACGCTGATCCGCCATACGCGGTGGCCTACTTCGATACCGGCATGAAGTCGGGATTCCACCGGAACCTCGTAAACGACGGCCCGAACGAACTGCGCTACCAAATCACGTCGGTCGGCCAGAGCCGCGATCAGGCGGCGTGGGTGGCCGACAAGATGGCCGCCGCGGTGCTCGGCTCTGTCCCTACTTTGGCCGGTCGTCGCGTCTGGCCGGCGGTTGAGGAAGGCGCTCAGCCCATCAGGCGCGAGGACGACTCGACCGCGCTGTTCTACGCCACCTCCCAGTACGTGACCAGGTCAGATCCGGTCTGACCTCGTCTGTCCCCAGCCCGCCACGGCGGGCTTTTTTCATGCCCTGAGGAGAGCCGTATGGCCAATCTCGATACCTCGCAAGCGATCTCCAGCGAGGCGGCGATCAGTTACAGCACGGTCGGCGGCTCGGGCGACCGAGTGCTGTACACCCCCGGCACGTTCGTCATCATCCGGAACGGCGCCGGCAGTTCCACGACCGCCACCATCACCGTTCCCGGCAACACCCCCTACGGCGTGGCCAACCCGGTCAAGACCAAGACCATCGCTGCGGGGGCCGACGTGCCGATCCTGCTGTTGCCGGCCTACGTGGACCCGGCTGATGGTCGTGTGGCTATCGCGTGCTCGCCGACTACGACCATCTCCATCGCGGTGATGCGCGCATGAGCTCGCTGACCATCCGCGACCCGTACGGCAACACCTTCGAGGTCGACGCCTTCGCCCTGCCCTACTGGCAGGGCCGTGAGGGCTACACCATCGAGGACCCATCCGAGACTGGCGATGAGCCCGACACGCCCGCCGGCGACTCCTCGCAAGAGACCAGTTCCCCCAAGCCCAAGAAGGCGGCATCTCGGCCTGCCTCGGAAGACAAGGAGTAGGCCGTGGGCAAGAGGCTTACCGACGGCAACACTAAGGCGACGTTCGTCCCCGCCATCGCTAGCATCAGCAGCCCGTCGGCGGGAACCGAGCTGACCGCGGCGGGTGCCATCGCTCTGGAGAACACCGTCACCGATGACGGCCTGGACATCTCTTTCGACGAGGGCACCGTCGAGGGTAACGTCCTGGCCTCGACGCAGGATTTCGAGAGTCCCGGACGCACCAAGGCTCAAATCGAGCTCACGTACTACAGGGACAGTTCAGCCGGCGCCGACCGCATGTGGTCAGTCATGACCCGCGGGACAGCAGGCTTTCTGGTCGTCCGCCGCGGCGTCGCCGCCACCACGGGGTATGCCGCTGGCCAGAAGGTCGAGGTCTACGAGGTGATCTGCGGCGAGCGCCGGCCGATGGCGCCTGAGCGCGAGTCGTACGAGAAGGTCCAGCTCAAGCTGTATGCCTCTGGGCCGTACACGACTGAGGCGACGGTGGCGGCGTGACCTCGACCAAGTCCGAGGCCATCGCGGACATCATCGGCCGGGTCAAGCGCCCGGAGAAGACGGTTCCGATCTGCCTGGCTGGTGATCTGCAGGCGGAGTTCGAGGACCTGGAGCGTGATCTCGCGATCGCTCGCGACCAGCCGGCGGACGGCACGCTCGCGGGCGGAGCCAACCCGATGGCTACCCAGATCGCGCAGCAGATCATGGAACTGCGTGAGCGGATGCGTGAGCACACGCGCGTCTTCCGGTTCCAGGGCAGGCCGCGCAAGGAGTATTCCGACATCGTCGCCTCCTGCCCTCCGAGCGACGAGGACAGGGAGAATGGCGCGGAGGTCGACTGGGAGACGTTCTCGGTCGCGCTCGTGTCTGCCTGCGCGGTCGAGCCCAAGATGAGCGTCGTGGAGGCCGAGCAGCTTGCGGACGTGCTCACGCAGGCGCAGTGGGACAGCCTCGTCAGCGCCGCGTTCTCCGTGAACAAGAGGGATGTGGACGTCCCTTTCTCGTTCGCCGCCTCCGCGATTCTCCAGAGCTCCAGGAAGAACTCGAAGTAGCCGCCATGTTTGGCGTCCCGCGTAGTGAACTGCTGGGACGCCAATCACAGGCTACGACGGAGTTTGTGTACGAGGGGGACCGCCTCGTACGGACGGTCACGACTTGGGAGCCGCGCTGGCTGCCCGAGGACGTGTCGTGGGCGCAGGCGTGGCGGCGGTGGCTCAACGGGCGATGCCCCACATGTCGACTGCAGCTTGCCGACACAACGGCGATGGCGAACGGGGAGCCTGTCCACAGCTACCGCGTGCCAGAACCGGCCCGCTGCTACGGCTGTGACGCCCTTCTCAAGGATGACGAGCAGCGCTCCAAGATGCCAACGGTCCGCTCAGATGCGCTGATTCGGTTTGTGGAGCAGGTCAGCTAAGACCGCTTGCGGTTTGCCATCCGCACGGCAGCGAAGACAACGCCAAAGATGATCGCTCCCAGCAGCAGGAGCACAACCAGGATCATCAGCAGTTCGGGGCCTTGCAGGTTCATAGGTCTTCTCCTCGATAGATGTGAACCCCCCGATTCGCTTGGATGATCGCACGCACCAGGCGTGCTGTGGGGCTAAACGACTCAAACCGTGACGTTCGGGGGGTGAGTCGTGGCTGACCGCTCTATCTCGATCAACCTGCGGGCTCGGGTCAGCGGATTCGTCGCTGGGATGCGTGAGGCCAAGGGCGGCGCTCAGGACCTGTCTCGTCAGATGACGGAGACGGGCGCGTCCGCTGACCGGATGCGTCAGCGGCTGGAAGCAGCAACGAAGGCCCTACCGAAGATCAAGATTGACGCGGACTCGACTGCTGCTGAGATCAAGTTCGCGGAGCTGCGGTCCCAGATGGACTCGCTCAGCGACAAGCGCATCGGCATCGACATAAGCGCTGCCGACGCCATGGCGCAGATCCAGGAGATCGAGCGCGAGCTGGAGAAGCTGGAGCGCGCCGAGACCGACATCAACGTCAAGGCCGACATCGGCTCTGCTCTCGCTGAGCTGCGCGCTGTGGACGCTGAGGTGTCCAAGCTCAACGGTAAGGACGCTCGGGTCGACGTCAATGCCGACGTGGCCGGCGCGCTGCGAAGCATCGCCCTCGTGGGCGCGGCTCTCGCGTCCCTGCCTGCGGTGACGACGATCGCTGTCGGCGTGACCGCGCTCGGCGGAGCGTTCGCTGCGGCGGGGGCTGGAGCTGCGGCTTTTGGCGCGGTGGCGATTCCTGCCCTTGGCCGCATCAATGACGCGCTCAAGGCGCAGGAGACCGCTGCTAAGAGCGCTGGCACCGCCACCGGTGGCGCTGGCCAGTCCGCGGCTCAGGCGGCCCAGCAGGCCATGCAACTGGAGCAGGCCGAGCGCAGGCTGAAGGACGCTCAGGCCGAGGAGAGGGCTGCCCAGGAAGACTTGACCCGGGCGCGCGAGGCTGGCAGACGGGCTCTGGAAGACATGAACTTCTCCCTGGAGAGGTCCATCCTCAGCCAGAAAGACGCTGCTCTCGCCGTGCGCGAGGCCGAGGCGAGGCTCAGCGAGCTCCAAGGCGACCCCAAGGCCACAGCTCTGGAGATCGAGCGAGCCCAGCTCTCCCTGGAAATGGCCCAGCAGCGGGCCCGTGAGCAGGAGGTCAAGACGCAGCGGGCCCGCAAGGACACCACTGAGGCCAACCGTGAGGGCGTCAAGGGCACGAAGGAATACCAGGACGCCCTAGAGAGGCTGAAGGACGCCCAGGCCAAGACGGAGCAGGCAGCCCAGCAGCTCAAGATCGCCCATCTTCAGCAGCAGCAGGCCATGTCCGGCGGCGGCGGTGGGGCGGCGAAGGCGAGGGATGCGTTCGCCGACCTGAACAAGGAAGAGATCGCCCTCGCCAAGAACATCAAGAGCTTCAAGGACGAGTACATCAAGTGGCAGCGCGCCCTGGAGCCGGACGTGTTCCCGGTCATCGACCAGGGACTTCGCCTCATGAGGGTGGGGCTTGAAGAGGCCACTCCGCTCGCCAAAAGCGCCAGCGCCGGACTGCTGACCTTCGGCAAGAACGCCGAGACAGCCCTGACCGGCCCGTTCTGGCAGCAGTTCCTGACCAACATCAACACTCAGATCCCCGGGGCGATGACGGGCCTGGGCAACTCGTTCATCAATGTCTCGACCGGGGTCGCCGGCGTCATCGACGCTTTCCTGCCGTTCACACCCACAATCGTGGGAGGAGTCGAGAAGGCCAGTCTGGCGTTCTCCAAGTGGGGCCAGAATCTCAAGAACTCGCCCGAGTTCCATGAGTTCATCCTGTTTGTGAAGGAGAACGCCCCCGAGGTGCTTGAGCTGGCGAAGAACCTCGCCGAGACCTTGGGCAAGATCGGTGAGGCAGTCGGTCCGCTCGGGGTCGGCGCGTTCTCGGGGCTTGGCCTTCTCGCCAAGCTGACCGCCGGTATGGATCCCGAGCACATCCGTCTGATCGCGGTGGCCATCGTTGCGATCAAAACAGCTCAGGCCGGGCTTGGCGTCGCCAGGTTCTTCACCGAGATCCCCAGCAAGATCGGTGCCGTGCGAGACGGTTTCGACAAGGTGACGACCGCTACAGGCAAGTTCGGAGACGCTCTTGGCGGACTCAAGGACAAGGTCGGTAACGCCTCAACTCTGCTCGGTGGCGCTGTTCTGACCGGCGGTCTGCTGCTACTTGAGGACCGCCTGAACAAGAACGCCGTGGCCGCCGGCCGGTTCGCCGAGAAGATTCAGGCGCTTGCCGGCAGCGACGTCGACTCCCAGATCCGGGCGATGACGGAGCAGGTCAACAAGCTGAAGGAAGCCACGGGCCCGTCCCTGGACCTGGGCGTCGTGAACCTCGCCCCGTTCGCGTGGGACAACGAGCTGGACAAGATCGACGCACTTGAAGAGAAGATCGCTCAGCTCAAGCACCAGAAAGAGCTGGATGCGATTGCGTCGAAGACGGCGCAGCAGGGCATCAGCGGGCTCGGGAACACCGCGACGACCGCGGCAGGGCAGATCGGCGGCCTGACCAGCAAGATGGGCATGTTCAACAGTGCCGCAGGTTCCGCCGACCAGGCGGCAATCGGGTTCAAGGGGACTGTCGATCGACTGGCCGTGAGCCTGCGCGAGAACGGCAGGTCGTTCGACCTCAACTCCGAGAAGGGGCGGGCCAACAGGACGGCGCTCATCGAGGCGGCCCAGGCTGCAGCCGACCATGCGGCGAAGGTGTACGAGCAGACCCAGGACGTCGGCAAGGCAAACACCGTGCTCAACACGCATGCGTCCGAGCTGCGCGGCGTGATGCGGGACGCCGGCCTGTCTGAGTCAGCGATCGACAAGCTGATCAAGAAGTACCTCGTGCTCCCGAAGTCGGCTTCCACAGACGTGGCCGCCAAGGGGGCGGAGAAGAGCATCCGCGAGGCAGAACGGCTCGGCAAGCTCCTCGACGGCTTGGACGGCAAGACAGTCACCGCGACGGTCATCGCGGACATCGTCGAGCGGAAGCGCCAGATTGCCAAGCAGGACAACCTGAAGGCCCGCGCTGGCGGCATCGTCGCCTACGCCGAGGGTGGTGTCGAGCGGTACGCCGTAGGCGGCGTGCGGAGCACCGCCCCGAACATCGCATCGGGGCCGACGATCCTGTACGGGGAGGGCGCCGATCAGGAGGCGTTCATCCCGTACGAGCAGCGCTACAGGTCCAGGGCAATCGACCTGCTGTCAAAGGTGGCGAACGACTTCGGCCTACAGCTCAACAACCAGCAGGCGGCGCGGAGCCTGTCCGATCTGTCGGTCACGATCGACGGCTCCGGCATGCAGGTGGCCGGCGGGCTGCAGGCGGTCATGGGCTCTCTGCAGTCCACGATGGGGCAGGCGGGCAGTCTCACCTCGTCAATCGGCAAGGTCGGGGCGAGCGCGGCCCAGCTCGACCAGTCGTGGCTGGCCGGATCCCGCATCATCGGCGACACGGTGGATCTGCTCGGCTCGGGTGTGGACGGCCTGTCGGGGGCTGTGAAGGGCCTGTCGGCGGCGGTGGCGGCTGCTCAGGCCGCGACCGGCAAGAAGGGGGCTGATGAGCCGGGAATGATCGCAGGCTCTGGCCCCAAGCCGAAGGGCAAGGCCAAGCCCAAGCCGGGCTTCGTCGAGGGAAACCAGCCGCTCAAGCCGAAGCCGCCTGGCGGGCTGGTCGAGGGCAGCCAGCCGCTAGACCAGGGTTACGCCTATTCGGGTGCGTCGGCGCTGTCGTCTGGCCCCATCAACAGCAGTCGGGTGTCGGCTCCTCAGCAGGTGCGGTACTCCGGATCGCCCTCCAGCGGAGGAGGCGCCGCCGCAGGAGGTGCCGCAGGTACGGGGCTGGGCGGGACGGTCGTCAACAAGACGCTCAACATCAACGGCACCACCATCCGGGAGACGGTGGACGCGCAGGTGATGTTCACGCAGGCAAGCCAGTACCTCGACAGTCGCGGCTGAGCCCGCCCGATCACATCAACGCAGCTAGGAGGTCTATGGGTCAGCGCAGCAGGTGACGGATCAGGATGCTGTAGCCCTGCGTCATGAAGTTTCGCCGGAGCGCATCCTGATCCCGCTTATCCGCCTTCGCTGTGATCGCGTCAGGTAGGGGCAGCGGGCCGGCCTTGTTGAGCTCGTACAGGATGGCGACCACGGCGTACGCATCCATTTCGGTATCCGGCCGCCAGGGCGAGCGGGTGCGGCGTCGCCCATGCTGGACGAGCCACCAGTGGTTCTCGGCGTCGATGTCGATCTGCCACGACCACGCGCCCATGTCAGGCGCCCAGTCCACGAGGATGTAGCGGAGGTCGCTCATTCCTGCTCCTCCGGGTCTGGCACGACCTGCTCGACGTAGTGACCTTCCGCGCGCCGGGGGCAGACGGACCCCTTGTCGCTCTCCCAGACGCCGAAGGCGTTCTTTTGGACGGTGGCCCCGCAGGCCAGGCAGAACACGAAGGTCATCCCAGGTCACCCGCCTGTCTCTCGGTGGGGGAGGGCGGCGCGAGCCGGGCCGCGGCGAGGCGGCGCCACTGCTCGAAGCGGATCAGCTCGGTTTCGGGTGCAGCTCGTCTGAGTCGATCCACGTCACACACAGGGGCGGAAGAGTGAGGAGGGGGCTCGGAGGGCATGGCCGGATCGTATGACGCGGTATGACGCGGTGTACAGCGGCATGCCGCTACCTACACGTTTATGCAGCTCAGCACCCCTTTAGGCTGCTGTTGTGCCTGACGAGAAGCCCGCGATCGAGCCGTTCGACCCTGACCTGGTCGCCGCCGAGTACGTGTACGTCCGCATGGCTGACCACGTCGTCGCCCGCATCAAGGCCGGCGAACTCCCGCCCGGTGCGCGGCTGGAAGGCGAACGTCAGATGAGCGGTGACTACGGCGTCGCCTTGGGCACGGTGCGGCGAGCGATTCGGGAACTGGTCGAGCGCGGTTGGTTGATCACGCTGCCCGCGAAGGGGACTTTCGTACGGCCTGTAGAGGAATGGCCGTCAGAGGACTAGCTGAACTCCTCGCGTGACGCGAGGAGTTCGCTCACAGCTTGTACACGCCGGCGAGGACGAAGCCGCCGATGAGGGCGATCAGCCCCAGGGCCATACCGAACCGAGACATGCCCCGGTTGTTCGCGGTACCGATCTTCGCCTTGGTTAGCCCAACACCGGACAGGATGACTGCGGCCAGGCCGACGAACATGACCAAAGTGGCGGACACGACCGGCATCACCACAGCGATGATCCCGCACACGAGGCCGGCGATCCCGAACCCGTTGTGCTTGGAGGCCCACGGCGGCGGCTGAGGGTAGACGTACGCCGGGTGTGGTGGGGGCCCGTACCCGTGCGGGCCGGGTTGCTGGGGCTGCTGCGGGGGTGGCCCGTATGCGGGCGGCGGCGACTGGGGGGCCTGCTGCCACGGCTGCTGCGGGGGCTGCTGAGGATTCATGCAGAGGTATCGGTGTGCCCTCTTGGAGCGCTACAGCAGGCTCTATCCAGCGGGTAGCGGCGGCCCCCTTTTAGGCCGTCTAGGGCCACGTTCTTCCACTTCCGAGGGCCCTAGTTTCCTAGACCTCGCGTCTAGCTCCTAGACCCTTCCCGTCTAGGGCTAGACCCTTCCCTAGACGCCTCCCGCTAGGCCGCTAGGGGCCAAGCGGACGGCCCTTGCAGGGCCGCTAGGCCACGCGGCTCCAGTGCTAGGTCTAGCGGCTCCCTAGCGGCCCTCGGAGGGCAGGGAGGCGGTCAGAGAGTCAGGGAGAACTCCCTCCGCGCCTCCCTGGCCGCCTCCCTCATGATGACCTGCAAACCTCCCTGCAGGGAGGCGGGGGAGCGAGAGTTAGTTAGGTGGCGCGGCCCCCTCGAAAACACGCTCTGGAGGGCGTTCGAGCCTCCCTCCCTAACTCGGCGCTGGGACCTAACTCGGCTAACTCGTCGCAGGCCAGAGGCGGAGTTAGGTGGGCGCACGGGCCTGGTTACGAAAGTAACCCCGGATCGCCGACGTAACCCCGCATCTAACTCGCTCCCAAGGGCTGGAGAGTGTCAGCATGACACTCTCGGATCGCTATGCCGACGACTCGACTGCGGTCGTACCGGGGTGTACCGGTCGGGGCGCGATCACGCGGTGAAGTGTCAGACCTCGCGCGGATGCTGCCGGCGGTTCCTACTGTTGGTCGCGTCCAACCCGCGACCACAAAGTGTCAGCGCCGGCGCCGGTGATGTGTCACGAACAGGGACACGCTGAGGGTCACGAACCGGTCGCGTCCACGGTCGCCGGTCGCGTCCAAATCGAAACCCGGAATGAAACCGAAATATGCTGCTTGACCTGCGTGGACGCGGAAACTACGCGACCAGGTATGTGACCTCGTCCGTGACCACGAATCCGACCGTGACCGGTCGCCGAGTTGGTCGCGTCCATGACGCCGCCGAGAACCGTCCGGGGAACGGCAAGGGAACCAAAAGAACCGCCGCCGCACCGGAGTGGCACGACGGCGGTTGTCGAGATGGGGGGCCAAGGCCCTAGAAGCTGTCCTGCTCGCGCGCCTTGGCGACCTGAGCGAGGATGGCGAGCGCGTACGCCTCGGCCTCTTCTACGGTGGCGGAGTCCGTTCCGTGCCCGAGGTCGATGTGGGGCTGTCCGCCCTCCTCCGGGCAGTAGGTGATGCCGACATACCCGCTGGGGACGACCGGCACGACGATGTCGCGCCCCATACAGAACGTGGTGTTGTCGTCGAACCGGCAGTGCACGACGCACCACGGCTTACAGCGCGGCGTACGCGGCACCGCAAGCCCGAGGTGGGCGATCGCGCCGTGGAACTCGTCCAAGGAGACGGTGGCAGTGCTGCTCATTGCTTCCCCTCCGAGCCCTCGCGGTCGACGCGGAGCAGTTCGGCGTGCTCCCATAGCGCCTTGATCAGCGGGTGGTCCATGCCGGCCTCGGCGACGTGCGCCATGAGCTGGGCGGTGTCCGCCGCCACTCCCTCCGTCATCTCGTACACCAGGCCACCGATGATCGAGAGACGCACCACGCCGTAGCGGGTGTCCTTGTCGGGGTTGCCCTCGACGCGCAGGAGGTTGAGGACTCCGTCACCCACGCGGACGAAGGCGCTGAAGTGAGCCGTGCGCTGGTCCGCGTCAAGGTGCTTCACCGAGCACCACGGCGGGCAGGCGGCCGGTCTGGGGGCCGCGCTCATGCGCTCGCGCCTTCGGCTTCGGCGTGGCAGGTCACGCACTCGCGGGTGACGCACCGGCCCGTGGAGTCGAAGAGCTGCAGCTTGGGCGGCTCCTGCCCGCGTCCCTGCCGGACGAGGTCGAGCAGCGCGAACGCCAAGCCCTCCGCCTCGTCGAGGGTCGCGAAGTAGGCGTCCTGGTCGCTGGTGCTGATCTCGACGCGGGCCTCGACCTCGCGGTACTTCTTCGTGAGCGTCAGCGTGACCTCGGGGGCGCGGAAGTCCGCGAACGCCGTGATGGGCGGCATGCTGTTGAGGCTCTGCCGCATGATGTCGCTGTCGTGCTCGCGGTCGGCAGGGCCGTCGCTGCTCTTGTGAAGCGGCCCGTTCGTGCACCAGGCCGGGCAGGGGTCGCCGGCGAGCCAGTAGGCGGGCTCGTCGCTGGCGCGCTGCTTGTCGTATGCCTGCGCGGTGGCCTCGTACTCGGCACGCACCTTCATGTCGGCGCGCTGGGCGGCGATCTGCGCGGCCTTCTCCCAGGACTCGGGGAGTTTGGTGGTCGGGGTGGGGGCGGGCGTGATGTGATTGCTCACAGGTCTCTCCCTGCTCAGATCAGGTGATGGGACTCAGGGCGGGTCCGGTGTTCCACCACCGGGCCCGTCCGTCTTGCGTGCCCCGCCCAGGCATCGCTCCCGGATGTTGCTCCTGGGTGCCCATGTAGGGCACCCGGCGGGGCTTGGGTCCCCTCCCGGGGGCCAGGTCCTACAGGGCGTTGATCTCCATCCACCAGGACCAGGTGGGGCCCTCCTGGTCGGGGTCGTTGTCCCAGCGGATCAGGTATTCGGCCTCGGCGTCCTCGCCCTTGCCGTCGATGCGGGCCCGGAGGATCGTGCCCTGCCCGTACGCGGGGTCGTGGTACTCGACTCGGCTGCCCTTGGCCAGAACCTGCATCTCGTCTCCCTGGTCGGTCCGTCTTGCTTGTGTCACCTATATTGGCCTACCGGGTTGGCGTTGTCAATAGGGTTGGCCAACTTGATTGGCCAGAGATCTATGCCACCATAGAAGGCATGACTACGCAGGGACAGCTTGAAGAGGCGGCAGGGGTGTACGCCGAGGCCCAGAAGCGCGCCGAGGCTGCCCGGCAGGCGCTAGCGGACCTCATCGTCGAGGCGGCCCGCGCCGGCATGCGCCAGGTGGACATCGTGAAGGCGACCGGCTACACGCGCGAGAGCGTCCGAAAGATCTGCCGTGATGCGGGCGTGGGGGAGGCGCCGCGTTCCGTCGACTGAGCCTGTTCCGTCTCTGTTCCGTGCCAGGGTTCCAGAACCAGCTAGTCACAGCTAAACGACGGCAAACGTTTATGCAGGTCAGAGGACCTGCCGATGGTCTATCGGCAGGTCAGAAGGCCGGGGTGAGCAGAACCCGGCCTACAGGCCGACTCGTCTACACTCATCCTCGCGACCAGGGCAAACGCGGTCACTCAGCCGCTCTGTTCCGTTCCTGTTCCGCCATAGCCTTACCGATCATGGTTTCGATGGCTCCGCGACCAAGGTCCTCATCGTCCGGGAACAGGTGTCCGTACGTGTCGAACGTCTCGGCGATCTTGGCGTGGCCTAGCCGACTTTGGATCACCTTCGGCCCGATGTTGGCCGCGATCAACGTGGATGCGTAGCAGTGCCGAAGGTCATGGAAGCGCGTCCCCTTGGGCAGGCCGGCCGCCTCGACGGCCTTCCGCCAGCACTCCCAGAACGCCGACCGTCCGACCGGCTTGTTGGACCGATTCGTGATCAGGAGATCACTAGGGCCCGGCTTCCACTGCTGCATGTGCGCGGAGATCTGTGTCAACACCAGGTCGTCTGCTGGCAGGGTGCGCTTGGACGCTCGCGTCTTGAGCTCGACCAGCTTGCCGCGCTGGAGCTGGTAGCGCACCTCAACCTTGCGGCGCAGGAAGTCGACGCGTGCGAGCGTCAATCCGAGTGCTTCACCTTCACGCAGCCCAAGGCCGGCACCCAGCCACACCGCGAGCCTGTATCGAGGGGTGATGGCCTCGACGAGGTCGAGGATCGCCTGCCCTGGAAGGGGTTCAACGACGCGCGCTTCGGTGCGGGGGAGCGGGACGCGGGTACACGGGTTGGCAGGTATCACCCCATCGTCGACCGCCGAGTTCATCAAGGCGCGCAGGACCGAGAACACCGTACTCACGGTGGTCGGCGCTAGCACGGAAGAGATGGCTGTAACGAACGCCTTCATGTCGGCCCGCGTCAAGGTGGCGATGCGCCGGCCTCCGAGCCGGGGATAGATGTGCTTGCGTAAGTGCTGGCCGTACAGCTCAACCGAGTTCGGCCGGAGGTGAAGCTGCGCGGGCAGCCATCGAGCCTCGCCGTACTCCTGCAGCTTCTGTTGGCCCTGCTTCGGATCGACGTACACACCGCGGAGTCGATCGGCCTCCATCGTGGTGGCGTGGTTGGCGGCCTGCGTCTTGACCGCGAACGCCTTGGTCTCCTCCTTCCCGGTAGGACCGAACCAGCATGCGAGCCACCGCTTAGCGGTCTTGCTGCCCCCATGGTCGGGATGCCGCTTGGTGGGGACCTTGATCAGATTCCCGTCAGCGTCCTTGCCATTCGTGTACCAAAGATCCCTCACCCGGGCCATGGCTCACTCCTCGTCGTCGTCTGGCTCGAAGATCTCGACCGCGTCGGGGTACTTGAGCATGTTCAGGCTCCGCATGATCTCGACCCAGTCACGCGGCTTTCCGGGAGGGCTCATCTCCAGCTCGACCATCTCGTCGAAGATGGCCGCGAGGTTGCGTAGGGCTTCCACCTGCTTTCCCCGGGCGTCCTGGATCTCCTCGGGCTTGCCCGTGAACTCGGCATCAGCCAGTCGGCTGTAGGCCTTATGGACGGCTGCAGACGCCTCGACCTCGCGCTCGTACGTGCGGACGTAGCGCCGTGCTTCCAGCCATTCGGACGTGCGCTTCCCGCGGCGGTTTGTGGTGATGGGCTCACTCTCGCCGGCCACCCACTGCCAGGCGAGCCACGGGTGAATCTCGGCGCCGGGCACGACCGCAACTTGGTCGCCGCGCGCCAGGTCGAGGAACAGCAAGGCGGGCGGGACCGCCAAGGCGTAGGCGAGTTGTAGCCACTCCTCGACGCTTACGCCGCGCTTGCCGTTCTCGATCTTGAAGATAGCCGGCCGGTCGAGAGTGCCCTGATCCTCGGCGATGCGATCCGCAAGCGCCTGAGCTGAGAGCTTCCGCCGCGTACGCCAGTACTTCACCTGTCGCGCCAGCACATCGCTAGGCCGCTCGGCGTTGCCCACTTAGTTCTCCATGTCACTAATTCAGTTCAAGTCGCGTCCAATATTGCCAAACTTCGCCAGTGAGCGCTAGTCTCCTGCTGTCACTGTTATATGTGCGACTTGAACTAAAGGAGTTCAGTCATGGCACGTATCTCCATGCCTCCGCTGGAGAAGCACCTGAGCATCGAGGAACTGGCCGAGCGCCACAACGTCACCGTGTGGACCGTCTACCGGTGGAACAGCTCCCGCACTGGCCCGAAGTACATGAAGATCGGCCGAGTCTGCAGCTACAAGCTGTCCGATGTCATCGACTGGGAGAACTCTCGGTACGTCGGCGGTGCTGCGTAATGAACAAGCCGAAGACGCAAAACGGCCCCGGGGGAGTTGCAGCTCCCGCCAGGGCCAGAAACGACCACAAGGCCGCCGAAGACACCTCGACCATAGCGCGTACGTCCGACAAGCGGAAGTTCGTCGGGCAGCTGCCCATCGTTCGGAGCGCCACCGCTTACCCGCCGGCCTGGGGCACCGTGACCACGCTCGTGGTCCTCGACCAGCCATGCGAATGCGGCGACTGGCACAACCACAGGCTTCGCGGCAACGCCCCCGCGCTCGTCTGGCGCACCGCCCGATGCGGCGCTAAATACGAGTTGGCGTTACACGCGCCCCGCGCGACCAGGCGCGGAAAGCGGGCCGCCTGATGACCCGCACCAGAATGGCCGCCGCCCTGGCCTACATCGAACGGGGCTGGCCGGTGTTCCCGTGCGAGCCCGGAGGCAAGGCGCCGCTTGGCCGCCTCGTTCCCCGCGGCTTCCTCGACGCGACCCTCGATGTTGAGCACGCCCGCCGCTGGTGGACGTGGCACCCGAACGCGAACGTTGCGATCCCTACCGGGGCCGCCACGTTCGACGTGCTCGACGTCGACGTGACGCAGAAGGGTTCCGGCTACCCGGCGTTCAACAGGTTGAAGCGGGCCGGGCTCGTCCCCGAACCGCTCGCGGTCGTCACCACCCCGCGCGGCGGCATGCACGTGTACGTCGCCGGCAGCTCCCAGCCGTGCGGGAAGCTCAAGGCGCACCACATCGATTGGAAGGCCCGAGGCGGGTACGTGCTCGCCCCCGGCTCCGAGGTCAACGGCAGACCGTACACGCTCGTCCACAAGGGCACCGGTACGGCCATGCTCAATTGGGGTGCGGTCAAGCAGCTACTCGACCCGCCTAAGCCTGCCGCGGACATAGCTTCCCGGCGCCGGGAAGCTATTGGAACGGGCGTCCCTGGCCTGGCCGCGTGGCTGTCCCGACAGGGCGAGGGCAACAGGAACGCCTCGCTCTACTGGGCGTGCTGCCGAGCGCTGGAGAACGGCGCGAGTGAACACGACCTCGACGAGCTGGTGACCGTCGCCAAGTCCATCGGCCTCGACGAGCGCGAGGCCCTTCGTACCGTGCGCTCCGCGCTCAGGACCATCAGGAGAAGCGCGTGAGCTTGCGTCTGGTCAGTGACGAGTCCGGGGCAGTCCTGCTCGACGAACTCCACGCTGTCCTCCTGAAGTACGTCATCATGCCGAACGCCTACGCGGCGGACGCGGTGACGCTGTGGACTGCTGCCACCCACGCGCAAGATGCGTGGGAGCACGCCACGCGGCTGGTCATCACGGCACCGGAGAAGCGGTGCGGCAAGAGTCGTCTGCTCGACGTGATCGAGGCGACGTGTCACAAGCCGCTCATTACGGTGAACATCTCGGCGGCCGCCTTGGTCCGGTCGATCGGTGCCAAGCCTCCCACGCTGCTTGTGGACGAGGCGGACACGATCTTCGGAAAGAAGGCCGCCGACCAGAACGAGGACCTGCGGGGCATCATCAACGCTGGCCACCAGCGCAACCGGCCGTACATCCGGTGGGATGCCACAGCGCGGATGGCTGAGGAGTGCCCGACGTTCTCCATGGCGGCGCTGGCCGGCATCGGAGACATGCCGGACACCATCATGGACCGCTCCGTGGTGGTCCGGATGCGCCGCCGGGGCCCTGGCGAGACGGTGAAGCCGTACCGGCGCCGCCGGGACGGTGTACCGCTGGGCGAACTGCGCGCCCGACTCGGACAGTGGGCCGCTGGCTACCTCGACCGGCTCACCAAGGCCGAGCCGGACATGCCCGTGGAGGACCGGGCAGCGGACACATGGGAACCGCTCATCGCCATTGCCGACCTGGCAGGCGGCGAGTGGCCACGGCGCGCTCGCCTGGCCGCCCTGAAGCTCGTCACGGCGGAGAGCGAAGCAGACGCGGAGGCGTCTCTCGGAATGAAGCTCCTAGGCGACATCCGGGACATCTTCGCCGACCTGTCCGGGGTGTCCTTCCTCACCTCTCAAGAACTCCTCGCCCGCCTCCACAAGATCGAGGAGTCGCCATGGAAGGACTTTGAGCTGACCCCTCGCGGCCTGTCGGACAAGCTCCGGCCGTACGGGGTGAAGCCCGGACACAACCAGGCCAAGACCGCTCGCGGATACCAGCTCATCCACTTCCAAGACGCGTTCGCCAGGTACCTAGCGTCCGGAACCGTCCAAGAGTCCGACAAGGGGTCTGACCAGTGAAAACGGCCGGACAGATCAAAACGTCCGGACGCTTTGAACCGTCCAGCGAAATAGAGCCGTCCCCTCGTTTCTGCAGGTCAAAGCGATCTGCGGACACTTGGACGCTTTCGGACGCTACCCCCTCCAAAGGAGGAACGATGACCGTACCCGTCCGGGTTGAGCTGACCCTGTTCTCCGGGCCGGCAGACGGCGAATGCTGGCGCTGCCACGAGACGTACGAGATCCATGCAGTGGCCGCGTTCACCGATGGCGACCAATGGACGTGCCCCGACTGTGCCGACCGGCTCGCCCGCGGCTACGGGCAGATCATCAAGGGCCTCGACCTCGTCCACCAGGCGCTTCTACTCGACGTCTTCACCCGCCCGATCACCTCCGCCGACGCCCACGCCATCACCTGGGCGATACGGCAGATGGCCAAGCTCGTGGACGACGTCATGACGGACAAGGTCAAGGTGCGAGTGGGCGTCGAGGTCCAACAGGGCTACCTCGACGAGGAAGGCCAGTACATCGGCGTCCTGATCAACCACGACATCTCAACCGTGGGCACCACGCCCACGGTTCCCCCCAGGGGAACGCTATGACCAGAGGAACCTCATGGGCCCCCGGTACGTCGGCGCACCCTCATGGACCCATCAAGGCGCCCTACGCCGGCGGACCCATGAAGGTGCGCCCGCGAGTAGGTCATGACAGTCGCCTGATTCCGGTCTGGTCACGACAGGCCATGGACGGCCCCCCTGTGAGCGCCAGGCCATGAAGCATCAGCCGCCGCGACCCGCCGAGCACTACGTCCACGGCATCGGAGCGCCCGCCGTCGTCGTGCCCGGCCGGGTCGCCGCCTGGCTCGAACGACACGCAGACCTCACCCGCCTCCGCATCGAACGCCGCGGCCAAGACCCCGAAGTCGACGCCGTCCTCACCGCGCTCAGGCTCGCCGCCGCCGCATGGCGAAGTTCCGCGACCGGAACCGATAGCCGGAACCAACCGGAACTAGCCCCATCCTCTCCTCAGGTGACCACCAGGGACGCCGCTGACCTGCTCGACATGACGCCCCGAGGCGTAGTCAAAGCAATCGCAGAGGGGCGCCTCCCTGCCGAGCAGATCAACGGCCGATGGCAGATCACCAGAGAGGACCTGGAGCACTTCCGGGCCAGCCGAGCAGCGTAGGAGACGCGCGTGGACATGAACCAGCTCATCCGCGACATGGCCGAACAAGCGCCCCAGCAGCGCACCGCCATACGAGCAGAGCTGTACCGGCAGGCCCGCACATCCGAGGCCGCCACCGACGTCGAGGCCGGCGAGGAGACCCCCGATGCCTGAGACCAGCCTCCCCTGCCCCGACCTGTTCCACGGCCAGGCCCAAGGCGCCTACACGCTGCCCGACGAGCTCCTGAAGCTCCGCGACGTACACGCCGAACTCCTCGCCGAACCATGGCCCGTCCCGCCCCGCTCCTCCTGGCAGATCACCGGAGAACTAGCCACCGCCACCGTAGACGCCCTCTACGCCGGCCAGCCACTCCCCGACCCCGCCCAGATCGAGCAGGCCCGCGCTCAGGAACGCATCCGCGAAGACACCATCGAACTCCTCGCGCTCGCCCAGGAGATCGCCGCCCGTCGCGTACAAGGCTGCATCCGCGAACGCGCCCTCGACATCATCACCGGCCACCTCGCGCCCGCCCTCGACAAGACGTGGCAGGCCATACAGGACGCGTGCGCCACCCTGGCCAAGCACGGCGACAACGAACCCCGCCGCCTCCTGTCCGCCCCCGCCAAGGTGCGCAAGGCATCGGACGACCTCGACCAGCTCGCCGAGACCTACGGCACCATCCGGGCAGGCCGGCAAGCGTTGTGGGCCATCGGCATCCGCTGCCCCGAAGACCCAGGCGACCGATACGCCACACTCCGCAACCGCGACGAACTCGCCCCCAGTCGCATGGCCATGGCGCGCGTCCCCTGGCACGGACTCACCACCAGACAGACGCTCATCATGTGGGCCGAGCGAGGCGCCCAACCGTGGATGCCGACACCCGACGAGCAGGCCAGAGCAGTAGCCGAAGCCATCGCCAACGGGCCAGGCCACTACAAGGCCGTGGGGTTCTAGCCCATGGCCACCAAGATCCAGGCCGGGGCAGGCTCTACCTCCTGCACTGCCCCGGCCTGCGCACCACCTACCGAGCTGCGAACTCCACCAGCTCGTCATGCAACAAGCAGCGGTACACATGCGCCGGCAACAGAGAGTCCAGGTCCGAACCCAGGTACTCCAGGTAGCCAAGGTGGAACCCGGTCGAGCAGCACCAGATGCCATCCAACGTGGTCGAGGCCATGGTCTTCACAGCCCGTCCCCCCTTCAAGTCGACGTTGGGAAGGGCATGGTGGCATGGCCGTTGGCATAGCGTCGCGCCCTGATGCCACCCCCAGGGTGGGTAGGGCCCCAAGCCCAGACCCCAACCGGGACCGCGGGGGAGATCGCTCGCAGTCCAAGGACCTGAGACCTTCCCACGCACGCGCGCGAGGACATCTCAGCCCACCCCCCACCCGGGGCGGGACCCCCTCAGAGGCCAAGTGGAGACCGCGGGGGAGATCGTCGGGCGGTGGCGGGGGTTCGGCGATTCTTGTGGAGCGATCTTGAAGCCGGGTCCGAAGCCGAAGCCGTACCTTGCCGCGGTGCGGGAGGGGAACCCGGGTCACAAGGCGCTGTCTCCCGGCCTGGTGCTGCCACCGTCCACGCTGGTCGCCCCGGACTGGTCGGATCGGCTACCGGGCGCGGCCGTGGACGAGGAGCGGGTTCGCCAGGACTGCGCGGAGGTGTGGGCGCGTACGGCTGACGTGCTGGTGCGGTGCGCCGGGCTGACGGTCGCGCAGCAGGACTGCCTCGCGGACTTCTGCGTGACGACGGCACGTATTCGGCAGTGCGAGCGGGCGATTTCGCGTGACGGGCTCGTGGTGCAGACGGAGCGCGGGTGGGTGAAGAACCCGCATTCGACGCTGCTCAACCAGTACCGGGCGCATTGGCGGTCGTTGATGGGCGAGCTGGGGCTGTCGCCGGCGTCCGCGTCGCGGCTGGTGGCTCCTGTGGAGGACGAGGACGGCGATGTTTTCGACTGACGGCGGCCCGGTTGTGGTGTTCGCGCGTGCGCTTGAGGACCTGGAAGCGGGCCGGAAGGTGGACGGACTGGTGCTCAGGTGTCGGCTGGTGCATGAGGCGGATCAGCTTCGCGCGCTCGGGGCTCGCGCGGTGGCTGCCGGGGTTGGTTCGGCGGCTGATTTCGAGCGTCTGGCGGCTCTGGTGGACGGTTTGGGGCCCGGTGTGGCCTCGCTGGAGGCCGGGGACGCGGCGGCGGCGCGTGAGGCGCTGTGGGAGGCCCTGAGGGGCGCATTCGGGAGGGGATCTTGTGAGTAGGGGACAGGCGGAGCGAGCGCGGGAGCGCGCTTGGGAGGCGGTCGAGGAGTTGAGCGATCGTGAGCTCGGCGTGTGGTTCGAGATGCTGAAGCAGTGGCGGGCGTCGCTGCCGGCCTCGGCGGTCGCGCTGGTGGATGTGCTTGACCGGCTGAGGGAGTTGCCGGTGGCGGCGCTGGCTGAACGGTGCGGGGTGTCCGTGGCTGAGGTCGAGGCGGAGATGGCCGCCCAGCTCGGGGAGGGCGGCATCCATGGCTGACCGGAGTGTGAGCATCAATCTGCGGGCGAACGTCTCGGGGTTCGTCGCGGGTATGGGGAAGGCCAAGCAGAGCACTGAGGACCTGTCGCGGCAGATGGTGCAGACGGGCGCCTATGCCGACCAGTTCCGCCGGCGGCTGGAAGCTGCCACTAAGGCGTTGCCGAAGATTCAGATAGACGCCGATTCGAGCCCTGCCGAGATCAAGTTCGCGCAGCTTCGGGCGGAGATGGAGAAGCTGGCGAGCAAGAAGATCGGCATCGACATAGACGCGGCGTCGGCTCAGTTGCAGTTGCAGGAGATCGAGCGGGAGCTGGAGAAGCTGCAGGGCCAGTCCGCAACCCTTGACGTCAAGGCCGACATCGGCGCCGCTCTCGCTGAACTGCGTGCTGTGGACGCTGAGGTGTCCAAGCTCAACGGTAAGGACGCCCGAGTCGACGTCAATGCCGACGTAGCCGGCGCGCTGCGAAGCATCGCCCTCGTGGGCGCGGCTCTCGCGTCCCTGCCTGCGGTGACGACGATCGCCGTCGGCGTGACCGCGCTCGGCGGAGCGTTCGCCGCGGCGGGGGCTGGAGCTGCGGCTTTCGGCGCGGTGGCGATTCCTGCCCTTGGCCGCATCAACACGGCGCTCAAGGCTCAGGAGGCTGCTGCCAACGCGGCTGGTGGCGCTACAGGTGGGGCGGGCCGCAGCGCCGCTCAGGCGGCTCAGCAGGCGATGCAGCTAGAGCAGGCCGAGAACCGGCTCAAGCAGGCCCAGCAGGACCGCAAGCAGGCCCAAGAGGACCTGACTCGGGCGGTCGAGGCCGGCCGTCGCGCGCTGGAGGACATGAATTTCAGCCTTGAACGCAGCGTTCTGAGCCAGAGGGACGCTGAGCTGGCCGTGCGCGAGGCTGAGGCTCGTCTCGCCGAGCTCCGATCGAAGGGTGATGCCTCCGACCTGGACCTCGAACGGGCCATGCTCAACGTCGACATGGCGCACGAGCGGGCACGCGAGCAGGAGGTCAAGACCGCACGGGCGAAGAAGGACACGGCAGAGGCCAACCGTGAAGGAGTCAAGGGCACCGAGGAGTACGAACGGGCCCAGGACAAGCTTCGGCAGGCCGAACTCGCTGCCGCGCAGGCCGCGCAGCAGCTCAAGCTCGCCCATCTGCAGCAGCAGCAGGCTATGGCCGGCGGCGGTGGCGCGGCCAAGGCCAGGGACGCTTTCGCTGATCTGAACAAGCAGGAGATCGCGCTCGCCAAGAACATCAAGAGCTTCAAGGACGAGTACATCAAGTGGCAGCGCGCCCTGGAGCCGGACGTGTTCCCGGTCATCGACCAGGGCCTTCGGCTGATGCGTGTGGGCCTACAGGAGGCCACCCCCCTCGCCAAAAGCGCCAGCGCCGGACTGCTGACCTTCGGCAAGAACGCCGAGACCGCTTTGACCGGCCCGTTCTGGCAGCAGTTCCTGACCAACATCAACACCCAGATCCCAGGGGCGATGACCGGCCTGGGCAACTCGTTCATCAACGTCTCAACCGGGGTCGCCGGCGTCATCGACGCTTTCCTGCCGTTCACACCCACAATCGTGGGCGGTATCGAGCGGGCCAGTCTGGCGTTCTCCGAGTGGGGTCAGGACCTGAAGAACTCGCCCGAGTTCCACGACTTCCTGGCCTACGCGGCCGAACAAGGGCCGAAGGTGGCCGAAGTCCTGGGCAACATCGCCAGGTTCGTCGGCAAGGTGGCCCAGGCCGGTGGGGACATAGGTCCCGGCGTCCTGGACTTCCTCGTCACCCTGTCGGGCAAGCTGGCGGGGATGGACGCGGCCCAGATTGAGGCGATCGCCAAGGGCGTCGGTCTGGTCTTTGCTGCTGCAAAGTTGGGCACGAGCATCCAGCTCGGGGGTCTGGTCCTGCTGGCAGATGTGCTGTCAAAGATGAGCCCCGGCCAGATCCAGGCGCTGGCAATCGCCATCGCTGCGACCGTTACCGCGGTGAAGGGCTACCAGGCCGTTTCGAGCGCGGTCGGGTGGTGGCAGGGCCTGTCCGGCAGTCTCGACAAGGCGGGCAAGGCGGCGGACGGCGCCAAGGGAACGTTTTCCGGCCTCGCGGGGACGCTCAAGGCGGGCGGCATGGCCGCGGTCTTGGCTGCTGCTGCCGTCGCGGCGAACAGTCTCGGCGACGAGCTCGCCGGCCTGAACCCCGACATTGACGCACTCGCCAAGCAGATGGTCCAGCTCTCACAGAAGGGGTCCGCAGCACCGGCGCTGCTCAACAAGTTCGGCTCCAACCTCGACACGCTGGCCGGTGACATGGCTAGCAGCTCGGTATGGTTCGCCCCGACAATCGGCCAGTTTGAGTCGCTGGGCTCGACTGTTTCCCGGCTCAACTCCGACAACCCGTTCGCGCAGCTCAGCAAGAACATCTCCGGCATGGTCCCTTCGTTCTATTCGATCGACACGGGCAAGCAGCGGCTGGAGAACTTCGACAAGACGCTGACGCAGATGGTGCAGTCGGGCAACAGCGAGCAGGCGGCTCGCTTGTTCAACGAGCTCGCCCACGAGGCTGGGCTGTCCGGCGACCAGGTGGACAAGCTGAAGGGCCTGCTGCCTGGCTATTCAGGCGCGGTGTCGGCGGCACAGCAGTCGACGAAACCGACCGGTGACGCGCTCCACGACCTGGGGTCGGCGGCGTCGACGGCGGCCGGGAACGTGGCCACGCTACGCAGTGCGATCGACCAGTTGACCGGGCTGACGGCCAACGCCATGTCGGCCGAGATCGCCTACAAGAGGGCGGTCGACGAGACAGGCAAGGCGGTCAAGGAAAACGGGCAGGCGACCAGCACCAACACGGAGAAGGGCCGCGCGAACAGAGAGGCGCTGATCCGCCTCGCCGACTCCGCGAATGCGTACAAGAAGGCGCTGATTGAGCAGGGTACGCCGCTCGACGAGGTGACCCGGAAGGTCGGCGCACAACGGGAATCGTTCGTGACGCTCGCCGAGAAGATGGGCTTCTCCAAGCAGCAGGCGAACAACCTCGCCACGGCGCTCGGGCTCATCCCCGAGAACGTGAACTCCGAGGTCAAGACGCCGGGCGGCAAGGAAGCGCTCGCGCTGATCAAGGAGTATGAGAGGAAGCTCGCCGCCCTGGACGGAAAGGTCGTCAAGTCAACGGTCATCGCGGACATCGTCGAGCGGCGCCGGAACATCGCCAAGCAGGACGATCTGAAGGCCGCAACGGGCGCGATCATGCGGTACGCGCAGGGCGGGATCGCGAGGATGGCGGCGGGCGGGACTCGTCCACAACCGCCGCACATGGTCTCCAAGCCCACCGTCCTGTATGGCGAGGGCAGCAGCGGCACCGGAGCGACCGAGGCGTTCATCCCGTACGAGCAGCGCTACAGGTCCAGGGCGATCGACCTCTTGGCACGGGTGGCGAACGACTTCGGCCTCCAACTCAACAACCGCGAGGCCGCCCGCTCCCTGTCGGACCTGTCGGTCACGATCGACGGATCCGGCATGCAGGTGGCCGGCGGGCTGCAGGCGGTCATGGGCTCTCTGCAGTCCACGATGGGGCAGGCGGGCAGTCTCACCTCGTCAATCGGCAAGGTCGGGGCGAGCGCGGCCCAGCTCGACCAGTCGTGGCTGGCCGGATCGCGGATCATCGGCGACACGATGGACCTGCTCGGCTCAGGCGTGGCGGACATGTCCTCGACCGTGGCCGGCAGCGTGGACGGCCTGTCGGGGGCCGTGCAGGGCCTGTCGAAGGCGGTAGCGGCGGCACAGAGCGCGACTGGCAAGAAGGGGGCTGACGAGCCGGGAATGATCGCAGGCTCTGGCCCCAAGCCGAAGGGCAAGGCCAAGCCCAAGCCGGGCTTTGTGGAGGGAAACCAGCCGCTCAAGCCGAAGCCGCCTGGCGGGCTGGTCGAGGGCAGCCAGCCGCTAGACCAGGGTTACGCCTATTCGGGTGCGTCGGCGCTGTCGTCTGGC